TTCCCAACCCCCTCTCGGGAGACCTTCCATGGACGACCTCTATTCGGGCCTCACCGCCGCCATTGCGATCGGTGCCGCCACCCTCGCCGCCGACAACACCCCCGCCGCCATCGATCTCCAGGGCTATAACAGCGCGGTGATCGTGATCGAGGTCGGCATCGGCGGCATCACCTTCTCCTCCTCGAACAAGGTCGAGTTCGTCCTTACCCACAGCGACGACGATTCGACCTACACCACGGTGACCGACGCCGACATGCTCGGCGTCACCGGCATCACCGGCGGCATCATCAAGTCGCTCGTCGCCGCCCACGCCGCCGCCACCGTCTCGCGGTTCGGCTACAAGGGCGGCAAGCGCTACCTGAAGCTGCTCGCCGACTTCAGCGGCACCCACGGCACCGGCACGCCGATCTCGGCGCTGGTGATCAAGGGCGACGGCTACAACGCGCCGGAAGCCCCGCAGACCTAGGAGCCTCCCCTCCCGCGCGTCTCATCCCTGCGCGCGGCACCCCTCGGTGGGGCGGGTTCATCACGCCCGCCCCGCTTTCTTTTCCCGCGTCGTGGAGGTGAGCGATGGTCGGCATCCTCAGCCTCGCCGACGCGCGCCGCCAGCTCCGGCTGGAGCCCGACGAGACGGCCGAGGACGCGCTCATAGAGAGCCTCATCGCCGCCGCCGCAGCCTATATCGAGCGCCGCACCGGCTGGGTCTGCCCCGCCCGCACCGACGAATCCTTCGTCTTCGACGGCTTCCCCGGGCGCCAGGTCAAGATTCCGCTCGGCCCGGTCGATCCGGACAGCGTCGCCATCGCCTATGTCGACGGCACCGGCTCCGCCGCCGCCTTCACCAATATCCGCGTCTGGGAGAAAGACGGTATCGCCCGCGTCGGCCCCGCCTTCGGCTGGACCTGGCCGCCGGTCGCCTGCCTCCCGGGCAGCGTCACCGTCACCGCCGACGTCGGGGTAGAGGCCGCCACCGACGAGGCGGACGCGGCGGTTCCCGACGATCTGAAGCATGCCGCTCGCCTGCTCGTCGGCCATTTCTTCCGTCACCGCGAAGGCGTCGCGGCCGGCGACCGCGCCGCCGCGGTCGAGATACCCTTCACCATCGACGACCTGCTCGAGGGCGAGCGGCGGAAGCGGGTCTGAAATGCCCCTCGCCGCCGGCGATCTCGACCGCCGCATCTCGATCGAGCGCGACGTCGGCGGGCGGGACGATCACGGCAACGATTCGCCGGAGTGGCGGCCGCTCGCGCGCTGCTGGGCGCAGGCGGTGTTCGGCACCGGCATGGAGCGGCGGGAGGCGGCGCAGGAACGCGCCGGGCTCACCGCCACCTTCCGGATCCGCCGCACCTCGGCGACCAAGGGCGCCGTGCCCGGCGACCGGATCGACCATGCCGGCCTCGTCTGGGACATCAAGTCGGTCGCGCGCCTCGGCCTCGACGGCCTCGAGTTGACCGCCGTCACCGCCTACCAGGTGCTGGTGCGGGCGCTTACGGGCGCCATCCACGGCACCTCGACCCTGGCGGGCACGCTGTCGGTCCGCGCCGCCCTCACCGGCCACGTCGCCGGCGCGGGCGCCCTCACCAGCGTGCTCACCGTCCGCGCCGATCTGGCCGGCGGAGTTGCCGGTTCGGCCGCGCTCGCCGGCACCGTCGCGGTAAGGGTGGGCCTGCTCGGCAATCTAACCGGCTTCGCGGCGCTGGGAGGCACCGTCAGCGTTCGCGCGGCGCTCGCGGCGGGCATCACCGGTGCAGCGGCATTGAACGGCTCTCTGGCGGTCCGCGCGCCGCTGGCCGGCGCGGTGACGGGCTCTTCGGCGCTGGGCGGCACTTTCACGGTCCGGGCTGCGTTGTCCGGGGCCGTGGAAGGCACCTCCAGCCTCTCTGGCAGCGTCGCGGTTGCGGCGCATCTGACGGGCGCCGTGGCGGGCGCTGCGACGCTGGCGGGCACGATTACGGTCACCGATTCCAACCTCGCGCGCAACGGCACTTTCGACAGCGCGACGATCTGGACCGTTCCGGCCAACTGCTCGATCTCGGGCGGAGTCCTCACCAAGGTGGCGGGCAGCGGGACCAGACAGGTGACGCAGACGCCGGGAACGGCCCTGGTCCAAGGCGCGATCTACAAGACCAGCTATGACGTCACCGCGCAAACGGCTGGGGGGCCCCGCGTCCTAGTTGGTGGCGCCGCTGGAACCCAGCGGACGGCGGTCGGCACGTACACAGAATATGTGGCGGCTGGAGCCGGATCAACGTTGGGCTTCACCTTCACCTCTACGACGGCCGCATCTGTCGATAATCTCAGCATCTATGCAACCACAGTCACGGCAGTCGGATCAGAGACAATCCAGGACCCTGGGTTCGATACCGGGACAGGCTGGGCGCTCTTCGGCGGCGCGACGATTTCCGGCGGTCAACTCACGCTCACCAACGGCGATATCGCGTCCGCCACGCACAGCCCCTCGCTTGGAGCGGGCGTGCCCTATAGGGTGACCTACACGCTTGTCAGCATCGGAGGGGGCTCGCTCTCGCCATCGTTCGGGACCTCCGCATTGACAGCCCCCTCGACGGCGGGAACGTACACTCAGGATGTAGTCTCGATTTCCAACCCGAATTTGCAGTTCCTCGGGCCAAGCGGAGGGTGTGTAATAGACAATGTCTCTGTGAAACCCCTTACCCTTTCACCCTGATTCTGCTATCTTCCGGCGGTGAAAATCGCTCTTTGTATGCCGGTTCACGGCGGCCTCGCTCGACGCTTCGCCTATAGCCTGCTCAGCATCACGATCGACGCGCTGACCGAAGGCTTTGAGCGCGAGGGTGAGCGTGTCGCGCCCGAGCTGAAGCCCTTCATGGCCCAATCCGCCGATAACGGCTACAACCGCAACGTCCTCACCAATGAAGCCATCAAGTGGGGCGCCGATTATCTTCTCTTCATGGACGTCGATCACTTCATCCCGACGCACGGGCTGAGGCGGCTGCTATCGCTCCAGAGGGAGGTGGTTGGCGTCAACTACCTCACGCGCGGCCTGAATGTGAACCTGCCGACCGCCATCAAGGACGGTGAGCGCCTCGCAACCACGAAGGCGAAGGCCGAGGCCGGCTTGGTCGAGGAAGTCGATTCTCTCGGCATGGGGTTCTGCCTCGTCGCCGGATCAGTCTTCTGGAAGATGAACGAGCACGCGCTGGCTCAGGGGCGTGACAATGCCTGGCCCATTTTCCATTTCGAGGCGGTCGACGGCGACATGGCGACGCTGGGGGAGGACCGCATCTTCTGCCGCAAGTGCCATGAGATCGGGATTCCGGTCTACGTCGACCATGCCCTCTCGGCCGAAGTCGGCCATATCGATGAGGCCGTGAGGTTCTTCACCGCCTAGCCGTCCGCGTCATCCCGGCGGCCCGCCCACGCTTTCCACCACTGCAACCCCTCGAACGATGCCCTCTCCCGGGCAGGAGGACCCATGTCGAACAAGAGCATCTATCTCCAGGACAAGCTCCTCAACTGGGTGCGCGGCACCACGATGGGGACGGCGCCCTCGGCCCTCTATGTCGGCCTGTTCAACGGCGACCCGACCGACGCTGGGAGCGGCGGCACCGAGGTCACCACCACGATCCACCCGGCCGGCCGGGTCGCCGTGACCTTCGGCGCGCCGTCCGGCGGCTCGATGTCGAACAGCGGCATCGTCGACTTCGGCACGGCCGCCGGCAACGCCAGCCTCACCCACTTCGCGATCTTCGACGCGGCGAGCTCCGGCAACATGCTGGCTTCGGCCTCGCTCGGCGTCTCGGCGCAGACCGCTTCCACCGGCAACCAGGTCAGCTACGCCGTCGGCGCGCTCACCTGGTCGGAGGATTAAGGCCATGGCCGCGCACCGCAATGGCTGGCGCCACGTCGAGACGATCAAGCGCCACGAGAACGCTTTCGGCGACAAGGTCGAGAAGGCGGTCGGCGCCCGTTACTGGCTGCCCGACGCGCATGCCGCCCAGCTCGAGGCGCAGGAGTTGGTGAAGCCCGTCACCGCCAAAGCGGCAGTCGCACAGGATCCGCCGACCCCGTGACGGTCGAGACCGAGCCCCTCGAAGGGCTCGCCGAACTCGAGGAGACGCTCAACCAGCTTCCGAACCGCATCGCCAAGGCGGCGGTGCAGCGGGTGCTGCGCCGCGGCGCCGAGCTGTTCCGGATCGCATGGTCGGCCAACGCCCGGGTGCGGCAGCGCGAGCGGGGGCATGGGCCCAAGGGCCGGTTCAAGGCGTCGATCGCCGTCTCCTCGCGCGTCGAGCGGGCGGTGCGCCACTTTCAGGCGAGCCAGGATGCGCCAGCCGCCGTCGCCTACGCGGGACCGACCAAGGCCGGCTACCCGGAAGCAATGATGGAGGAGTTCGGCGCGCCCGCCCACAACGAGACGCCGCCGAGCGCGCCCGGCCGGCGGGCGTGGGAAGCCGAGAAGCAGGCCGCGCTGAACCTCATCGCCGCCGGGCTCGGCCCCGAGATCGAGAAGACGGTGGCGCGGTTCGCGAAGCGGCAGGGAGGCTGAGCCGATGGGGTTCGAAGCCGACCTGGTGACGCGCACCGTTGCGATCGGCCTTCCCGGCATCACGGCCGACCAGGTGAGCTGGCGTGAGCGGCGGGCGCGGGGCATCCTGCCCGCCGTCGTCCTTCACCGCATCTCGCCGGGCCGGGACTACACTCACGACGGCGCCAACGCCTTCGAGGAGCCGCGCATCCAGTTCACGATCCTCGGCCGCTCGCCGGCCGAGGTCGAGGCGATCGAGAAGGTACTCGTCCCCGCCCTCGAGGCGCCAGCGACGGTCGGCGACACGTATTTCGGCAACGGCTTCCTCAACGCCTCGCCCGACCTCGATCCGCAGGAGATCGAGGGCGGCACCGACGGCGCCGGCAAGGTCTTCTGGCGCGCCCCCGATTTCACGCTCTTCCACCAGCCGGCCTGAGCGCCCGGCGCTTCGCCCCCAAGGAGTGACACCATGACGAAGCAGACCTTCGGCACCACGATCCAGATCAGCGCCTCGGCGATCTCCGGCGCCACCGGCAAGCTGTCGACGGTGACGTCGGTCGGCTTCCCGAACCCGTCGACCGGCACGATCGACGTCACCCACCACGAATCGCCCGGTGGGATCGAGGAGGTGCTGCCCGATCTGGTCTCGATGGCCGAGTTCCAGGTCAAGATCCTGGTCACCCCCGGCGACACGACCGACGTCGCCTGCAACACCGCCGCGGTCAGCCGAGCGATGTATTACTTCAAGATCAACGCGGTCGGTGCGTCCGCGGCCTTCACCTATTCAGGCCAGGGCGTCGTCACCGGCTACGACCTCGACGACGCGCCAGTGCGCGGCGTCTACACCGCCACGCTCAAGATCAAGCCCTCCGGCGCGATTACGAGGGCGTAATGGCTGGCCCCGACGTCCGGGTCGAGGCGCTGGGCCAGGCCTGGACCTTCCGCTTCGGCTTCGCGGCCTGGTGCGCGGTCGAGGATCAGTACGACAAGCCGTTCATGGAGGTCTTCGCTCGCTGCTTTCCGGAAGCCGCGGCCGGCGACCTGCTCGACCCGACGGTCCTTCTCCAGCTCAAGCTGAACGCCCGGATCAGCGACATGCGGGCGATCCTCTACGCCGGCCTCGTCCACCATCACGAGGACATCACGTTCCGCAAGGTGGCCGAGATCGTCGACGATATCGGCATGGGGAAGGTCGGCGAGCTGCTGAAGAAGTCGCTCACCGCCGGTCAGGGGGCTGGCGGCAAGGCCCCCGGAAACCCTCGGAAGCCGCCGGCCCGCAAAGGATAGACGCCGACGCGCTGCTGCGCGTCTGGTGTGAGGCCGGCGGGAAGGCGGCGGAGTTCTGGGCGGCGACGCCGGCCGAGTTCAATGCCACAGTGGGCGGCTATTCCTATGGGGTGGCGCGGCGCCACAACCTCGCTCTCACCTCCGCCTTTATGGCCGCGAACTGGAACAACGGCAGCAAGACGAGGCTCCAGGAGATGCTCGTCGATCCCGATGATCCGTCAGGCGGCGGGCCGCGCGAGGCGCAGACGCCGGACCAGCATATCGGCGCGCTCGATGCGTGGGTGATTGCCACCGGCGGCGAGCTGGGCGGAAAGCCGAAGAAGCGGCGGCGCCGCAAGGGCTCCGTCCCTTCACCCGAATAGTCGTCGCGCCATGCCGGCGCGGCCGTTCCTTTCTCCGGGAGGCTCAACATGGCGTCGAGCCTCATCGGGCAGCTCCGAATCCTGCTCGGCCTCGAGACTGGCCAGCTGGAAACCGGCGCCCGCCGGGCGAAGAAGGAGCTCGGCGGCATCAAGCAGGCGGCTGGCGAGGTTCGCCAGGCAATGCGGGACCTGATGGCCATCTTCGCCTTCGAGGCGCTGAAGGAGACGGTGAAGCGATCCCTCGAGCATGTCGCCGCGCTGGGCGAACAGGCGCGGGCGCTCGGCATCTCGACCAAGGAGTTGCAGGAATATCGCTACGCCGCCGGTCAGGCGGGCATGTCGATCGAGCAGACCGACAAGTTCCTCGGCAAGCTCTCGAAGTCGTTGGGCGACGCGCGGAACGGGCAGCAGGAGTCGCTGAAGGCGTGGCAGGCGCTCAGCAAGGTTCTCGGCGTCGACATCCTCAAATCGACGAAGAACGTGGGCGATGCGATCCCGCTCCTCTCTGAAGGCCTCAAGAAAATCGAGGACCCGACGAAGCGCAACTCCCTTTCGGCCGTGCTGTTGAGCCGCGCGTGGCGAGAAGCGGCGCCGTTCCTCGCTCTCGGCGCCGAAAAGATCGACCAACTCAGACAGGCTGCCAACGACCTTGGCATCGTCCTCTCCGAGCAGCAGATCCAGAATGCCGAGGAGACGGCCCACAAGCTGAAGTCGCTCCACGACGTGCTCGGCGCCCGCATCGACGGCGCCGTGGCCGCGAACGCTCAGTCTATCCTTGGCCTCGCCGACAGCTTCACCCGCCTCGCCATCGGCATCGCCAAGTTCTGGTCGCAGAACCCGACACGGGCCATGGGCCTGCTCGGCGCCGCCGCCGGGGCCAGCTTCGGCAGCCGCTTCGGTCTCCCGGGCGCCGCCATCGGCGCCGGGGCTGGCTATCTCGGCGGCACGATGGTGGCGCCCGACACGCCGCAGTCGCTGCGCGAACAGGCCCAGTATTTCCTAAACAATGCGCATCGCAATGCCGCCGGCCGCGGCTATTACAATCCCGGCACTTCGGTAGACCGCAAGAAGCAAATCCTTGCCGCTGGCGAAGTTCGCTCCAACCTCGACCGGGCGAAGCAGTTTCTGTCGCGCGCAACCGAGATGGAGAGGTCGGCGCCGCTAGCCGCACCGGACGCGCCCGGCACCGGCGACATTCCCCAATTCCTGAAGGGAGGCGGCCACAAGCGCCACCCGGCCGACCACACCGAGCAGCGGGAGAAGGAAGCCGAGCGCCTCAAATACGAGCTGGATCGGGCCGAGCTGGACAGCCAGCGGCAGCTCCTCCAGGCGCAGCAGTCGCTCACCATCGACACCGAGGACCGCAACGACCTCGCCCTCCAGATGCTTCAGGTCGACCACGACCAGAAGGCGCTGGAGATCGACCACAATCTCAAGATGGTCGAGCTCGACAAGACGATTTCGGCGGACAAGAAAAGAGAGGCGGAGGCGAGCGCGGCCAAGCAGCGCACGCTGAACGACCAACTCCTGATCCTTTCCCGGCAGAGTGCAAACCTCCAGACCGAGCTTGCCCGCGAAAAGGAATATGACCAGACCGAGCAGACGGTGTTCGCCGGCCGCCGCGACCGGCTTCAGATCGAGGCGGACCTCGCCCAGACCGCCTCGGAGCGCCGCAAGGTGGAATTGGAGCTGCTCGACCTCGCCTATGAAGAGCGCAAACAGGCGCTGCGCCGCGTCCTCGACGACACCTTCACCTACACGGACGAGAAGGGACAGTCGCACACCGAATATACCCACACGGCCGACGATCGGAATCGGGCGCAGATCGAGCTCGGCACGCTTGACGCCACCAGATCCGGCGAGCGCGAAAAGGTGATGCGCGACACGATGGGGCCGCTGGAAAGCTACCTCCATTCGCTCCCCGACACCGCCGCTAAGATCAACGAGGCCTTCCAGGAACTCGCGGTCGAGGGAATACACGACGTCAACGACGGCCTGACGCAGATGATCGCCGGGTTCTTCCACCTCGGCAAAGTCGGCGACGCCGTATTGAGCAAGATCATCTCGCTGCTGCTCGAGATGGCTGAGGCAAAACTGATGGGCAACAGCGGCGGCGGCGGGTTCGGCGGCCTTCTCGGCAGCTTGCTTGGGTCCGGTGGCGGCCTCACCTCCGTCGGCCCGTCCTTCGCCGGGGCGACGGCGCCGGGGGGCTTTACGCCAGATGTCGCGTCGCTGGTACAGGCAATCCCACATTTCGCGAGCGGCGGATCACTGACGATCGGCGGCATGGCGGGGGTGGATAAAAACACCTTGTCGCTCAACGGCGCAGCGATCGCGCGGGTGAGCCGCGGCGAGAAGCTCGCGATCACGCCGGCTAACAATGGCGGCCGCGGCCCCGTTCAGGAAGTGGTGATCCGAGCCCATCCGAGCGAGATGCTTCTGCTCGAGATAGACCGCCGCTCGGCAAAGGTCGTTGGCAGTGCGGCACCGGGAATCGTGTCGGCGGCGGTCAAGGCGACCTCCAAGGCATTCAGCCGGCCGAGGATCGGCTGATGGCGATTGTTGCGCTGCCCGCCGCGTTCAAGGTCAAGGAAGTCACCTGGTCGGCCGCCGAGCCGGCGGCGGTCAACCGCTCGGCCTATACGAACAAGAGGACGGCGGTGGTCGACCTGTGGTCGACTATGCGCGAAGCCAAGGTCCAGATCGTGCCGGTCGCCGAAGCGGACGCGCTCGCCATCATCGCTTTTTTCGAGGACTTGAAGGGGCCGATCAACAGCTTCCGGCTTCGCGCGACGCGGAGCCTGCAACTGGGCCTCGTAGCTGCGGCGGCCATGACCTCGGTTTCCGGGGCGGCTGGCGCGACTAGCCTTACGGTCGGGCCCGGGACGCTGACGCCTGGCCTGGTGCTCCCGCGAGGAACGCGGCTGACGTTGAACGATCAGCTCTTGGTCGTCGCTGCGGACTTCACCGTCCCCTCCGTCTCCGCTTCGTTGTCGGTGACGCGGCCGCTTCGCGCAGCGACGTCGAGCGACAGCATCGTCGCCGGTGCGCCGACCTGCCTGGTTTCACTTAAGGAGGGGGTGAAGCCCAGCTTCGCCGTCTCCGAGAGCGGCATCCATTATTGGGACTCCTTCGAAGTCGAAGAGGCTTTCTGATGCCAACGCCCGACTCGACCGCGAAGGCCGCCCTCGGCGGCTCCGTCATCGCGCCGGCCTGGTTTCTGTTCCTGGACTTTGACGGCGACCCTCTTCGCGCGACCACCTACGGGCCCGGCCAGACGTTCTCCGGCACCGGCGACGCAGATCTCGACGGCCACACGTTCACCCGGGTTCCGAGCGTGATCGAGATCAGCGAGGTCACCAATTCGGAAGGCGGCAGCGACACCAGGACGGTGACGCTCTCCGGCCTGCCGTCGATCGACACCGATCTGATGACGGACATCGGCAATGTCGCGCTGTGGCGGCTGCGCACCGCCCGTATCTGGTGCCGCATCCACGACGCCTCGGCCGCGCCCCAAGGTGCGATCTTCAATTACGACACCGGCTACATGGTCGGGGTCGACGTGGTGCCATCGCCGAACTCGCAGGTCATCCGGTTGAAGATCGAGAACTATCTCGCGGCATTCTCTCAGGCGTCGAACCGGACCTATGGCAGCCAGGGCGATTTCGACCCGGCAGATACCAGCTACGCCGCGACGATCGGCGCCGCCAACGGCAACGGGAGAGCCCCCGGCGGTGGGGTTTCCTCGGGTGCTTCGGGCGGCACGCTCGACGGCGGCAGGTTCATGGCGAACACGATGGCCTCGGTATGAGGCGCGTGGCCGATTGGGAAACCGCACTGCATAGCTTCCTCGAGGCGAAGCGCGGAGAGGGGCACGCCTACGGTCGCCACGATTGCCTGCTGTTCGTCGGCGGCGCCGTGCTGGCCCTGACCGGCGAGGATCTGATCTGCCAGCATCTCGGCCGCTACCGCACCGAGCGCGGCGCGGCGCGGTATCTGCGCCAGCTCGGCGCCGAGACGCCTGAGCAGTATCTCGACCGCTTGCTTGACGCGCTGCCCGTAGGCTTCGCCGGCCGCGGCGACATCGTGCTCTGCGACGGCATTCCCGGCCTTTGCGCCGGCGCCGAGGCGCTCTTCGTGCCGCTGGAGGGCGCGGAGTACGTCGCCGAGCCCAGAAGTCGCTGGACGAAGGCCTGGGCGGTCGGGGAACGGGCATGACCGGCAAGATCATCGACGCCGCCTTCTCGCCGATCTCGCTGGTCGTCGGCGACAAGGTCGGCCACGCGATCACCGGCGCAGCCATGGTCGCCGCGGGAATCTACACCGGCAACCTACAGCTCGCCGTCGCGGGCATCGGCCTTGCATCCTCGAGCCTCACCAAGAAGTCCAAGGTCTCGCCGGCGACGAAGGACCGGCTGCAGGCGTCGTTCGATACCGACGCGCTCCGAAAGATCGTGTTCGGCCAGACGGCGCTGGCGACCGACGTCCGCTATCAGGCGTTCACCGGCTCCAACCAGGAATATGTCGAGCAGATCGTTTGCGTGGCGTCGCACCAAGTCGAGTCGATCGACGAGATTTGGTTCGACAACGAGAAGGCCTGGACGAAGGCTGGTGGTGCCCAAGGGAGGTTCGCCGGATTCCTGACGGTCACCGATCGACTGGTCGGCACCTCGTCGAACGGCATCGCGATCGACAGCGTCTGGACCTCGAGTTGCACGCTGACCGGATGCGCCTACGTTCACATCAAGTACAAGCTGACCGGCAACAGCAAAAAGGCCGACAGCCCGTTCGCCTCCTCCATCCCTTCGCGCATGACGATCCGCGGCAAGGGCGCCCTAGTTTACGATCCGAGGCTCGATTCGACCGTGCCCGGCGGCTCTGGCGCGCAGCGCGCCGACGATCAGACAACCTGGGCGTGGAGCGTCTCGGGCAGCGCGGCTGGCCGCAACCCGGCGCTACAGGAGCTTTGGTACAAGCTTGGGTGGCGGATCCGGAATCCGTTGACCGGCGCGTGGAAGCTGGCGGTCGGAAAGGGAATTCCACCCGCCCGTGAGGACCTCGCGAGCTACATCACGGCCGCCAATATTTGCGACGAGAGTGTCGCGTTGGCGGCGGGCGGGACGGAGCGGCGCTACCGCTCCGACGGCATCTTCTCGGAAGGCGACGATCCGTCGGCCGTGCTCACCGCACTGAATGTTACGATGAACGGCGCGCTGCGCGATGCCGGCGGCAGGCTCAGCCTGTCGATCCTCAAGAACGACCTCGCTTCCCCGATCCTTGCCTTCACCGAGGCGGACGTCCTCAGGGACGAGCTATGGGAGCAGACGCCCGACATCACGGGGTTCTTCAACGTGGTTCGGGGCCGCT